TAGAGGATGCCGCCAACCTAGCAGAGCGCGGCACACGCTGCCGTCGCTGCGGCCGGGTCTCCTTGGGCTATGCTCCACCGAAGGAATGCCCTGACAACGGCGACACCAAGGAAACAGACGGCTGGGATTGGTGGTATCCGAAGCCAAAGTGCGACTTCGACAGGATGAGCGACGATGAGTTAGGCGCTGCCATCCGTGCACTCTCCACCAAAAGCCGGGCGGGTGGCAAATGACCCCCGACATCATGAAGGCAATACACCGAGGCCCGTTTGGTGGGATGATCATCGTCGCTGTCGAGCCCGGCACTGAAATCAGGGGCGAAACTGGCGAAATCGCGATCGTTGATGACACCCATTACGTCATTTCCAGAAAGGGCGCCGTCTATGTGACCCCCGCAGTTTACGAGTCGATCAAGGCATCGCGACGTGGACGCATGAAGGCTACGGCTTCTTGCCGGCACTGCATGTTTTTTTACGAGGGCAAGGAGTGTCACCGGTTTCCGCCTCAACACCTCGGTGGGGCTGGGAATTACACAATACAGGGCTGGCCTAAGGTAACGCAGCATCAATGGTGCGGAGAATGGAAGCGGGCGCCTGAGGCTCGAAAGGGATGATCACCCTAGTCGCATTCCTTTGTCTCAATGGCGTATGCGAGGAGCATCGCCTACCCGCGCCTATAGGGCTGGTCGGCTGCATGGTAACGGGCCAAGCCGAACTCGCGCGGGCATTTCCGCGCTGGGAAATCAAATGGTGGAGGTGCGAAGCGAGATGACATTAAATCGGGTTCGATCGATGCCCCGCCGCAAACCCGAGGAGCAGCCCGTGCTAATGACCCCCACCCCCGAGCAGCTCGCCAAGGGCGGCTACGAGCGCCCCACCGAGCGCGGGAGCCTGGCGGTCTACACGAACCGTCACCCGAACCTGCTCGGCAAGCTCAGGGGCCACGGCACCATCACAGCGCGCCAGTGGGCCAGCGGCGTCGCGTTCGAAGCAACCTATGCCCGAACCCGGATGCTCTCGCCCGGCCGGGACAGCACGATCCCCCCGGTTGGTGGCGTCTCACACGAGACCGAGGCGCAGGCCGATCGCTGGGCCAAGGCATGGGCGCGCACTCGGACGATCCTGAACCGCGTCGGGCCATCTCGCTATTCGATGCTCGTTTCCGTGGTATGCTTCGGCAAGGGCCTCGGGGGCAGAGACCGCGGCCGCAATGCCTACGGCTACACGGCACTGCGCGAGGCGCTGGATGAGTGCGCCACGGTCTACGGTATCAACGATGAAGCCGCTTGACGAAATGCCACTTCCCCCGTAGCATTCGCCCACACTGGATTTGCGCGCCCGGAGGCAACTCGCGGGCGCTTTTCGTTTGGAGGCCCTATGGCCAAGACCAAGCAGCCCGAACCCTACAAGCACGACATCACCGCCGACATGGTGAACCAGGCAGCCGACTTCATGGCCGCCTCAGGCCACATCACCCCCATCCGCCCCGCCGACGACGCCCTCCGCGCCACCATGCGCGCGCTCTTGGAGATGATGGCGCCGTGAGATTCCCCAACGTCGATTACATCACCATGGACGAAGCGATCACCCGCGCATCCGATGCCCTGCGTCCGCACGGGGACAGCATCCGCGTTCGCGAGCTCGAAGCCGGGAACGCGGTCATCGTGGACAAACTCACCCCGCCGCTGCGCCATGCAACCATCGTGCTCACGGGCACCGACCAGCGCTCCGATGAGTTGGATCGCGTCATCGCCGAGGCCGTGGCCGACCTGACGGCGAACCCGCTATGAGCGCTGTGGGCATTCGAGCAAAGGGCTGGTAGCCTTCCGCGGCCTTCCACGGGGCGCTGTGGGCGCGTCCAGCACGCGCTGCACATCCTCTCGGTATGTTTCGATCTGGGCCTGTACGCGCACAGCATAGGCGGTGCTGACCCAGCCTGAGATGTGGGTATAGCCGGCCCTTTCGAGCCGGCGCTTCTGGGTCTTGCGGTCGGGCATCACGCCCGAGCCACCTGCCAGAGGGTGTGGATGCCATCAGAGGCATCCTTGAGGGTGATGAGGCCCTCGGCCTCGAACTGGAGAAGGGTGGCCTTCTCCGTCTTGGTGGGGGTGATGGTGAAGGTCGCCAGCTGGGCGATCTGGGCGAAAAGCTTGTTGCGGGTGGTCATTTCGTCTCTCCTTCTGATAACTCCAACATAATGCCACGCGTGCCAAATAGCAAGGGTAAAATGCATACGCGTGTCATTTTTACGATGCCTGCCCCGGTCTGAAAAAAAATCAGGATTTCACACGATGCCCCCTGGAGGTGCTAGAGCGGGTGCAGGCCGCCCCAAAGGCGTAGCGAACAAGCGGACGGCCGAGGCGCAGGCTGCGGCCGAGGCAAGCGGGATCACGCCCCTCGACTACATGCTCGCGATCATGCGCGACGAAAGCGCCGGCATGTCAGCCCGCATGGACATGGCGAAGGCTGCTGCTCCCTACGTCCACGCCAAGCTCGCCAGCATCGAGCACAAGGGCGACCCGGACAGCCCGATAGAGCACTCGCTCGAAATGCGGTGGACTGTTGTCGATCCCAAACCTCGCTCGTGAACCGCAGGTCTCGCGCGCGCTTCTACCGCTGCTGCAACCGGCTCGCTACAAGGCGGCGTACGGCGGGCGCGGTGGCGCGAAGTCTCATTTCTTCGCGGAAATGGCGATCCTCCGCTGCGCGTCACGGAAGACCCGCATAGCCTGCATCCGCGAGGTGCAGGCGACAATCAAGGACAGCGTTCGCCAGCTGCTCGTCGATAAGGCCGAGCACTACGGCCTGACGGACTGGCTCGACATCCGCAGGGATGAGATCACGGCGCCCAACGGCTCGCTGATCGTGTTCAAGGGAATGCAGGCGTTCAACGCCGAGAACATCAAGTCGCTCGAAAACTTCGACGTGGCATGGGTCGAGGAGGCCCAAGTGTTCAGTGACCGCTCGCTGCGACTGCTACGCCCGACACTGCGCAAGGAGACCAGCGAGCTCTGGTTCTCATGGAACCCGCGCAACGAAGACGACGCGGTGGACAAGTTCTTCCGCGGGCACACGCCACCGCCAGGCTCGATCATCTGCCCGGTGGGATGGCAGGACAACCCGTGGCTCCCGAAGGTGCTGGAAGACGAACGCGACCACGACTACTCGGTTGACCCCGAGATGGCAGAGCACGTCTGGGAAGGCGGCTACGAGATCATCTCGGAGGGCCGATACTTCGCCCGGCAGATGCTCGAGGCCGAGCGCAGCGGGCGCATTGGGTTCTTCCCGCACGATCCCCGCAGGCCAGTCCTTACCGGCTGGGACCTCGGGGTAGACGACTACACGGCGATCTGGTTTTTTCAGGTGGTCGACGGACACCCTGTCGTAATCGACTACTACGAAGCGAGCGGGCTAGGCGCGAAGGACATTCTCGCCGAGGGTCTCCCCGAGTACAACGACGACAGGCGCGCTGCGGCTCTGCGGTTGCTTGAGTTGGAGCGCGAACCGTACCGATACGAGAAGCATTTCCTGCCCCCAGACATCCGGTTTCGGGAATGGGGCGCCGGGGCGAAGAGCCGCATCGAGAGCTTGAACAACCTTGGCGTGCCGGTCTCGCGAATGCACGTCGGCGCGGCCGAGAACCCGGCGGACAAGATCGAAGCCACCCGGCAGTTGCTGCCCATGACACGGTTCCACCACACGAACCGGACGCAGATCGGCATGAACAGGCTGCGCCGGTACGCGCGGAAGAAGAACGATGCGCTGAACACGTTCATCCCCGCTCCGAAGCACGACGAGCAGTCGCACGGTGCGAGCGCGTTCGGGGAGTTCGCCGTGAACTGCGGCATCCTGCCCGATCCGAAGCCACGGCATACACCGCTGCAGGGTCATGAGGACCCGGCATATTACGACATTCCCGAGCCCAAGGACGTGGGCTATCGGATCAAACTGGGGCGATGATGACCAATTATCAGGCTGGGATGATCCGAGGCGCTCTGAACGCACTGGCCCCCGAGGGTCACGTGGTTCAGGTGTTCGCGAACGCCCGCGCGCTGAGCGCCTACCGCTGGTGGCCCGTAGAGGGTCTGCTCAAGGCGAGCATCCCGGCGGCGACGGTAGACGAGATGGGCTGTGACTTCGCTGCACGTTACTTGGCTCGGGAACTCGCCCTCTGATGGTCGATAAGCTCGCAGGCACAGCGAAGCCGTGGCTCAAGCTCCTCTCCGACGCGGAGGAGCGCGACTACCACGACGTATGCGACGACATCGACAAGCTGTATGCGAACCTGCGCAAACTGAAGGCAACGCGGGCCGAACGGCAGTACCAGATCTTCTGGGCGAACGAGGAGGTTCGGCGCCCGTCGATCTACTCCCGCCCTCCGGTGCCCGTGGCGACGAGCCGGTTCCGCGACCGCAAGCCGCTGCCCCGCAAGGCCGCGGATGTGCTCGAGCGCGCGCTGTCGGCCGACGTGGACAACGACGACCTGCACGACACGATGATGTTGTGCCGGGATGACCTGTCGCTGTCGGCTCGTGGCGTGCCGTGGCTGAAGATCGTGGAGCGTGACGGGCTGGAGGTGCCCAGCGCCAGCCATGTCAGCCGGAAGGACTTCAGGCTTGATCCTGCGCGCAAGTGGAAGGAAGTCGGCTGGGTTGCCAAGCGCGCTTGGCTGGCCAAGGATGAGGTGGAGAAGCGCTTCGGCGAAATCCCCGAGGGCATGAACTTCGAGGACAAGCCCGAGGATCGGAGCAAGGACGCCAAGGACAAGGGCGTTGCCAAGGCCCCGATCTGGGAAATCTGGCACAAGGGCAACCGCAAGGTCTATTGGGTCTCTGAGGGCTGCAAGGACGTCATTGACGAGCGCGACCCACCGTTGGACCTGACTGGCTTCTTCCCCTGCCCACGGCCCGCCACAGCGACGCTACAGCCAAATTCACTGACGCCTGTGCCGGACTTCGTGTACTACCGCGACCAGGTTGAGGAGATCAACGAACTGACGGCCCGCATCGGCGGGTTGCAGCAGGCGCTCAGGGTCAAGGGGTTCTACTCGGGCGGCAATCCCGAGGTCGGCGACAGCATCGAGAGCGCGATGAAGCGCGTCGATAACAAGGCGCTGCTTATCCCGATTTCCAGCATGGCTGCGCTCGGGCCGTCGGGAATGAAAGACGCGATTGTCTGGTGGCCGATTGAGCAGGTCATCACGACGCTGCAGGCGTGCATCGAGGTTCGCAAGCAGCTCGTGCAGGACGTGTACGAGATCACCGGCATTTCCGATATTATGCGGGGCAGCACGGACGCCAACGAGACGCTGGGCGCGCAGGAGCTCAAGAGCCAGTACGGCTCAGTGCGCATTCAGGAGAGCCAAGGCGAGATGATCCGCCTGGCGCGGGATGTGATCCGCATGAAGGCGGAAGTCTTGTGCGAGAACGTGGCGATTGAAGACCTGCTGATGATGGCGCAGGTTGACGACATTCCGACCGACGCCGACATTCAGCAGCAGACGCAGCAGATCATGATGCAGGCCCAGATGCAGGGCCAGCAGATGCTCTCGCAGATGCAGCAAATGCCGCCCGAGCAACAGCAGCAGGTGCAGCAACAGATCGAGCAGGCCGCACAGCAGGTGCAGCAGCAGGTCACCGAGTTGCAGGGTT